ATTGCAAAATGATGGAATTGATTGCTAGACCAGGTTGGCAAAGAGTTTTAAATTTATTTAACTACAAGAGAACTCATGTAGTTTTAGAAAAGAAAATTGAACAAGAGGAGACAGAATGAGTTTTGGAGGAGGATCAAGTGGAGGCACTACCACATCACAAGTTACCCCTTATGCACCAGCAGAACCAGCATTAGCACAAATATTATCTGAAGCTGGACAATTATATAATCAAGGTGTTGGAGCATCAGGTTACGTTGCACCTACACAACAAACTTTACAAGGTTTAGCTGCTCAAGAACAATTAGGTACAGCAGCACAACAACAACTAGCTGCAACATTAGGTGGTCAATATTTAAATCCTTTCCTTTCACCTTTGCTACAAAAAACTGCTGGAGATATTGCAACAGGAGTTCAATCACAATTTAGTGCAGCAGGAAGAACACCAGGTTCACCAATGTCTCAACAACAAATTGTTACTCAGGTAGCTCAAGCTGCATTACCTTTGGCTTTTAGACAATATGAAACTGAAAGAGGAAGACAATTAGGTATTGCATCTCAAGCACCAAGTTTAGTTCAAACAGGACAACAATTAGAAGCATTACAAAGACAACAACAATTAGCTCCAGCTCAAGCATTACAACAATACGCAGGTTTCGTATCACCGATTGCAACTGGACTACCAACAACTTTAGGATCATCACAAGTATCTGCAAATCCTTTAACAACTGCTTTAGGTGGTGCTGTATTAGGTTCATCTATTCCAGGTGTGGGTGCTATGCTTGGTGGAGGTCTTGGATTATTAGGAGGTCTGTTATAATGAAGATTAGAAAAATTATTTATGACATTCAAAATAACATACAAGAAAACTCTGCTAATCACATTTTAGCTTTGTATGTTTTATTTGTAATATCAATTATTTTATAAGGAATATAAATGAGTTTGCTAGACACAAATTATCAAGATCAAAGGCTAACTCCATCTGAAAAAAAAAGAATCAAACCTGCTATACAAGGTGGTGGATATAATTATTTAGGTAAACAAGAAGAAGTTACTGTACCTAAAAAATGGTTATCTGATCCAGATCATGTTGTTGCAGAACTAGCTTATATTACTCCAAGAGAAAAAAAAATACTATTAGACATAGATTTGTATGGTTCTTTAGATGGGAAACCAAATAATGCACCTGGCGGACTAGATAGTTTACAGGGTGATATGGGTACTATTTCAAAAAGCAGTGGTGGTGGAACTGGTAACACTACTGGAGGTGGTAATAATAATAATAGTGGAGGCGGTGGAGGTGATAATCGTAGAGAACAATATTCTGTTGCAAGAACAACTACACCTATAAGTCAACCAGTTAGTTTACCATCAAATGATGGAAACGACTCACCTTATATAATGTCAGGTGGAGAAAGATTTGCTGTAGATGATCCTAGAGTTCCTGAAATGTCAAATGAGGTAGATCAAAGAAATATATTACAAAAGGGTGTAGATAATGTTCTTGATTTTGTAAAAAGCGGAGGAATACTTGGTAATGTATTAGGAGGAATATCATCTTTTTCTGAAGGTTTACAAGAAAAAGCTATTTCATTTTCTTTAAATAAAAAATTATCAGATATATATGAAGCTAATCCTGACTTTGAAGATTATGAAAGTTTAGATGAAATACCTGGTGATATTGGTGCTAAAGTAAGAGATTTAGAAAGTGATTTACAAGGTTTAAGAGATGGAACTTTTAAACAATCTGATTACACTGCAAAGTATGGTAGCGGAGATGTAACAAATCCTTTAGACGCATCATTTAATCCAAATTTATTATCAGATAGAGATGAAAGAAATTTACAAAATTTATTTACATCAGATTTTGCCTATGCTTTATCTGGAACTACACCACAAGACTCTATGGTAAACCAATATTTTGCTAATATCGGTATGAGTAATCAACCCTTAAGTTCTAATTTGCAAACAGATTATAATAATGCTAAAAATAGCATAAATAGTATTTTGGGTGTATTACCCCCTAGTCAGCAGTTTGGCTATTCTGCTGATCCCTATGGCGGTTTAATGGCTAGTAATTTAACAACCAACCCATATAATATAGATTATTTAAGGAGATTAGGATTAATATAATGGCAATCAATTTAAGACAATTATTATTAGACAGAGCTGCTAGAGGTATTGGAACTGGTGGTGGATTAATGGGTAATCAAAGTGGTCAACCAGGTCTTTTAGGTAATATGGCAAACATAAACCCTAACCTATTATTAGGTGCTAATATTATTGGTGCAGGTATGAGAGGCATTGATCCTTTTTCTTCAATTCTTCCTGCTGTTTCACAAACAGGACAAGTACAATCTCAATTCATGCAAATGGAAGAAACAAAAAGAAAAATGGAAGAAAATAAAAAAGCAAGAGAACAAGCAAATAAACAAAGAAAGTTTTTTGAAAATTTACCTGAAGGACATCCATTTAAAAATGTTGCTCAAGCATTTCCAGATAAAGCTGCAGCAGGTATTGTCAATTTTGAATTACAAAAAATTATTGAATCTGGAAAAGATGCAAAAGCTAAAAAAGATACTGCTTTTAAATTACTTGAGATGAAAAATAAAGATGAACAAACTTTTTTTAAAAATTACAATGATGATAAACAGGTAGAAAATTTTAATGAATCTACAACACAACTTAAAAAAATGTTATCTGCATTAGATCAAAACACAGGAGCAGGAGATGTAGCTGCTATATTTGCTTTTATGAAAACTTTAGATCCACAGTCTGTTGTAAGAGAAAGTGAATTTGAAGTTGCAGAAGGAACAGGTGGTTCTACGTTATTAAGTTTTGAAAAAGCATTTCAAAAATGGCAAAAATTAAAAACTGGAGAAAGATTAACAGATAGAGAAAGAGAAAATTTTAAAAAAGCTGCTATAGCTTTTCATAATTCTTCAGAAGGTACAATAGATAATATTAGAAGTGGTTATGAAACTGTAGCTCAAAACAAAGGTTTAAATATTGAAAATATTTTTGTTGATAATGATTTAAGACCTTTATTTATAAATGAGATGGTTCAAAATGCACCAGGTGTAATGGAACAACAAACTGGAAGATTACCTAAAGGTACAAGATTAGTTGATTATCAAAATGGAGAATATTTTTTTAAATTACCAAATGGTCAATTATTTAAAATTAAAGGTTAATCATGGCAGTAACTTTAGATTATGTAAATCAGCTTCCAAGCGATCAAAAGAAAGAATTATTATCTATTCCTGAAATACCCAATAAGGTAAGATTTCTTGTTGAAGCATCACCTAATATTCGTTCCAAAATAGCAACTTTAGAAAAATTTTATGATAAAGTTGAACCATTAGAAGGTAATAATTTTATTGTTACAGATAGAGATGGAAATAGATTTCAATTAGATAATAAAAATAAAACAAATTTAGCTGATGCAATTGATTTAGGTAAAGAAGCTGCAGAATTAGTAGGTTCTATTGTTGGTGCAACTAAAGGTGCTGCAGGTGGTACTCTTGTTGCTCCAGGTGTAGGAACTGCAACAGGTGCAATTGTTGGTTCTGGTGTTGGTATGGCTGCAGGTGCAGAAATATTTGAAAGAGTTGGTCAAATGTATGGTGCTGAAGTTTTAAGAACTAATAAAGAATGGTTAGCACAAAGAGGAACAGATTTTGCTTTTGGATCTGTAGGTCAAGCTGTAACACCTTTATTATTAAAACCTTTAAAAGGTGCAATAACAGGCTTTGGAAAAACTGCTGTTGCCACAAGAAAAAGATTAGCAGATTATATAGATGCTGGAGTTACACCTTCTTTAGGACAAGTAACTCAAAAAAGAGGATTACAAACTGTAGAATTATTATTAGGTAATTTTCCTGGAAGTTCAGGTAAAATTGCATCTGTTGCTTCTAATGCACAAAAACAATTAGGTGATAAAGTTCTTGCAACAGCAAAAGATTTAATAAAGAAACCTGTAATTCCTGATGAATCAATTGTTGGTAGAGCATTAAAAAATTCTATAGATGGAGTTAATAATAGTCAAAGTTTTGTAGGATTATTTAACTCAAAAGCAAATACTTTATTTGGCAAATTAGATAATTATATTAAAAAAGATGCTTTAATAAATTTATCTAAATCTCCAAATAGCACATTAAAAACACTTAGTTCTTTAGTAGATGATATTCCAGGTGCAAAAAATGTAGGAGATCAATTAAAAAATCCATTTTTAAGTGATTTATTAGGTAATATACAAAAAGACATTACTAAAAATGGTGAGTTACCTTATTCAGCAGTTAAAGCAATAAAACAAAAAATAGGTAAAAAAATGGCATCTTTTGATTTAGTTCCTGACGTTGATAAAGGTCAATTAAAATTAATTTATAAAGCATTAAGTGAAGATTTGAAATTAGCAGCATCTAAATATGGTGGTGCAAAAGCAGTAAAAGATTTAACAAATGCAAATAAATTTTATCAAAAAGGATTACAAAGAATTGAAGATTATCTGCAACCAATAGTAAATGCTGCTGATCCAGATAAACTTGTTATGAGTTTATTAAGTTCTGGTAAAGAAGGTGCAACAAGACTAAATGCTGTTAGAAATTCTTTGGCTAAAGTAAATAAAAAAACAGCAAATGATAACTATAAAATTTTAGTTTCAAACATATTAGAAAGATTAGGTAGAATGCAACCTGCTCAGACATTTGGTGGTGATACTGTTATGACTGCTGGTAGATTTTCTTCAGAAACTTTTTTAACTAATTTTAATAAATTATCTAAAGAGGCAAAAAAAAGTTTATTTAAAAACGCACCATTTGGAAAAGAATTTCAAAAAAATTTAAGTCAAGTTATAGAAATAGCAGATAGTATTAGAGCTAGTGGTAAAACTTTTGCAAATCCTAGTGGAACAGCAGACAGGTTAGTTGGACAAGGTTTAATTTTCGGAGGTGGTGCTACAGCATTTACAGGAAATCCAGCATTTATTTTATCTGTTCCTTTAGTTATTGGTAGTGCAAGGATTACTGCTGGTTTAATGACTAACCCTAAATTTATTAATTGGTTAGCACAAGGTATAAAATTAGCTAATAATAAAGGTGCTGATGCTGTAATTCAACATTTAGGAAAACTTGGAATTATTATGGCAAATGCAGATAGTGAAACAAGACAATTTATTTATGAATACCTACAAATGCTACAAGGTAAAAGAGAAGAATAATCATGGACAACTTACCTCAAGAAAACGAAAAGAAAATAATCAAACTTGAAGGTGAGTTAAAACTAATCCACCACAAAATTGATGTGATAAGGGATAATCACCTACACCACATTGACCTAAGAATAAACAACATCTACAAAATCTTATGGTTCGTAGCAGCACTAAGTCTGACAAGTCTAGCAAATCTGGTTATAAATCTGATAAACTAATCTCTGAAAGACAAAAAAAAACTTCAATAAAAGGCACTGTTGGTGAATATAAAACCATAGCAAAACTAACCAAAGAAGGTTATTTTGTTGCTAAATCTGTAGATCCTGCTTGTCCATTTGATATTGTTATCGTTGACAAAAATGGTAAAATAACACTCATTGATATAAAAACTATAACCTATAGAAAAACAAAAAAAGGTAAAAGTTTAAAAGATAAACCTAAAGGTTCTTACAAGATTTGCAGAAGTCCTACTAAAGAACAGAAACGATTAGGTATAAAATTATATATGGTAGATTATGAAAGTTAGTGAAGATACATCAGTCGCTATGCCAATCAAGAACATGGTTGGAATTATTATTGCAGTAAGTATGGGTATTTTTGCATATACTGAGATCACTGCTAGACTAACATCACTTGAGACATCAAGAGAATTAATGACAGCTGATTTGCTAAAAAAATCTGAACAAACTACTGTAGATAAAGAACAATATTTACTTTTGGAAGACCTTTACGAAACTGTGGAGAAACACCAAGAGTTATTAGATAAAAATATTCACAATCAAGTTATGCTACAACACATTGAGAAGATGTTAGACAAAGCACTTGAAGATATTGAAAATTTAAAAGATGCTAACAGAGAGATGAAATATACCAATGGAACAAGTCATTAGTACAGTTATAGCTTTATGTATGTTTATTGCAGGTGAACTAAAAGAACACCGAATACAAAGCAAAATGTCTGATTGTCTTAAAGGTAAAAGAGAAGCTGAGAGAAACGCATCACAAAACATTGAATATAAGTGTGGTAAAGTACAAGCTGAATTAGAAGAAAATATTGATGGTTCAAAAGCAATAAAGAGAATTATAAATGATTGATAAAATTATATATACTTTTTTAGGTTGGTTAGATACGTTCTCTGAGCATTTAGATAATATATTCTTTCCTAAACTAAAAAGAAAAAAAAAGAAATGTAAAAATTGTAAGTGCAATTGTCATTGTAAAGATGATTTGCATATTAATAATTTGGATAAAGAACTATGTAATTGTGAAGGATGCAAACATTAAAAATTTTATGAGGTCTATTTATGAGATATTTATTGATAAAATTAGAATGTTTACTAAGAAAATTGTATGGTTTTGTATGGCGATTAAGAGTACAAATGACAATAAATCTGGAGAAAAAAAATGTACGAAGAAGTAAAAGAAGAAATTAAACTTTGTGAAGGCTATGTGCCTAAAATTTACAAATGTTCTGAAGGCTTTGATACTATATTCTATGGACATAAGATTACACCTGAAGACCAATATGAACATGGTGTAGAGTATTCTAAAAAAGAAGGTGAGCTTGTATTTGAGAGAGACTTTCAAAGAACAGTAGATGCAGCAGAAAGATTGATAGGAGACAGATCAATTAGCAATACTGCTAAAGAAGTAATTATTAATATGGTTTATCAAATAGGTGAAGGTGGTGTATCTAAATTTAAAAATATGTGGAAGGCTTTGGATAATCAATTGTATGGAGAGGCTAGTTTTCAAATGATGGACAGTTTGTGGGCTAGGCAGACTCCTAACAGAGCAAAAAAACTAGCAAAAAAAATGAAAGGTGCATAATGTGGTTAAATCTAGCAGCTAAATTAGTACCAGGTATTATCAAGACTGGTATGTCTATTGCAAACAATCGTAGAGAAACAAAACGATTAGAAAGTGTGGCAGAAATGCGTCATGCAGAAAAGATGGCTAATGGTGAAATAGAATATCAAAAAGCTGTCATTGCTAACAATCAACAAGGCTGGAAAGATGAGTTCGTATTAATACTTGTTTCTGCTCCTGTCATGTTGTTAATCTGGAGTATTTTCAGTGATGATCCTGAAATTATGAGTAAAGTAGATAAATTCTTTGACCAATTTAATAATATGCCTTTTTGGTATCAGGCATTGTTTATTGGAGTTGTGTCAGCAATCTATGGTTTAAAGGGTGCTGATATTATGAAAAAAAAATAAATGTCAGATTTAGATTTGATTAACGAATATAAGGATCAGGTAAGAATCCTTAAACAAGAAGTTGCTGAATTACAAGATGCAGGTAAATCTAAAGACTCAGCGAATAAAAGATGTTTGCAAAAATTAGAACATTCTCAACAAGACTTGATTGATGCAAATAAAAAAATAACAGAACTTGAGAATGAGTTAAAAAAATTAAAAGATATTAAATGAAATTTGTTTTAATTATGACTATGTGTTCAGCATTAAATCATTCATGTGTTCAACCTCAAACAATAAACTTTTATGATACTTGGAAAGAGTGTGTTATGGTTGGTTATAAAAAATCTATAGAAGTATTGAATGAAATACCTAATGATACTCTTGAAGACCAAAGAACTTATACAAGATTTGCCTGTCAAGAAAACAATTTAATTTAATGTTCTGTGTTGTTTGGAAAAGAGATAATTCAGATAAACATGAATTGTTTACAAATGTCATATTTGAAACTGAAAAGAAGGCAACAGAATTTAAAAATGCTCAGAAATCTATGCGTAAAAAACATGATTGCAGAGTAGTTGAATATGATTATAAATACTTTGATGGAGTTAAATTAGATGGCAATTGACAAATCAAAAATGAAATGCAACAGTCCTAAAAGACAAATCTCAGGTGGTAAGAAATTTGTCGTTAAGGCTTGTAAAGGTGGTAAAGAAAAGATTATAAGATTTGGGGATGCTAATATGAAAATTAGAAAATCAAACCCCAAAGCTAGAAAGAGCTTTAGAGCAAGGCACAAATGTGATACTGCTAAAGATGTGTTCAGTGCTAGATACTGGTCATGTAAAAAATGGTAACAAAAGGAGAAAACAATGTATCATAGTAAAAAAAAACCAATGAATAAAAAAAAGAAAAAAAACAAAAAAAAGAAAAAAAAATAACAATTAGGAGTAGCTTCAAGTAAGCTGGGAATGTTGGAGGGTTAAATATTATGCCAAAAGGAAAAAATAAAAAGTATAGTAAAAAACAAATGAAGATTGCAAGAATGGCTGCACCATTTGATAAGATTACAGGTGCAGATTTTAAAGCACTCAAGAAAAAGAAAAAGAGAAAAGTATGATGAAATCAATTAAACCACCCAAAGGTTATCATTGGATGAAAAAAGGGAACACTTATAAATTGATGAAGGGTACTTACAAACCACATAAAGGAGCTGTAAAAACTGCTAAGTTTGCAATACAGAAAAGACATGGCTAAATTATGTGCTAGAGGTAAGGCTGCAGCTAAACGTAAGTTCAAGGTATATCCTTCTGCTTATGCTAATATGTATGCCTCTGGTGTATGCTCAGGTAAAATAACTCCTGGTGGAAAGAAGAAAAAAAAGAAAGCTAT